ATCATCACAAATACAGAGCATTTGACAAGTATTAAGAACTCTGTTATAATAAGTATATGATGGAGACTGTATGACAATGCATATTATTGGTCCTTGGCTAAGTACTACCGGCAAGAAAAAGTCCAAAATAAAATTTAAAAGTGCGTCTGATGCACAAAATTCCCGCCAATTGCAAGAAGATTGGAAATCTATAGAAAAAAAATGGGGAATTCAAGAAGAAACAAAAAAACGTAATCGTGCTGCTATTGCAGAAGTTTATGTTCCTCCGGTAAATTATAATCCCCGCGGCGTTATAAACAAAAATATTAAAAGTCTTAATCAATGGATTACCGGCACCGTTGCAAGTAAACCGTCTCCGAGATATACCGGAACTAAAGTATTGGGTATTGGGACGATGCATAAATCAAATGCAGTTCCTATCTTTAGCGATGACGAAGCAAAAGAAATTTCTAGTATGAGGCGGTAATGGAAAAAATAGTAACAAAGCGCGAATGGGGATACTATTGTATATTACATGAACAAGGCGCGGGGGTAAAAATAAAAGAACTTACTGTTGACCCGGGTAAATGTTTAAGTATGCAAAGACATAAAGATCGTGCAGAACATTGGTTCGTTGCAGACGGAACAGCTACAGTTTATACTTTAAATTGTAGTACAGATGTTGAGCTAAAAGGAGAGTATGATAAATTTCAAAGTCTCCATATTAGCAAAACAGAGTGGCATCAGCTTTGTAACGAAGCGGTAGTCCCATTGAAAATTATCGAAATCCAGTATGGCGATAATTGTATTGAAGATGATATTGAAAGGAAATAAATTATGGCAGGTATTCCATCTAGTATAGTAGATCGTAAGGCAATTTTAGATTGTATGAAAGAAATTTCTAACAGTATGACTCGAATTGGCGGTGAGCGAGAGTTTATTCGTGAAGCAATTAAAGATATTTGCGAAAAATTTGAATTAAATAAAAAGACATTTCGTCGCATGGCAAAGGTGTATCACAAACAAAGTTTTAGTAATGAAATTGAAGAACACGAAGAGTTTGAATCAATGTATGAAACAATTACAAATACTACAACAATGACAAGTACTACAGCATGATTCGATATATTCTTGAAGCAACCTGGCGAGATAAAATTAATCGCAATAAAAAGCAATCAATCATTGGAGTATATGCTTCATTTGAGAATATAGAAAAAGCAAAGAAAAAAGTTTTAGATACTCCCCATCGCTACAAAAGCATTACTTTTAATGTACAATCCGAAGAACATCCATTTTTTATTTGAAAATGCTTGACACGCCTGGTATTTTCTGTTATAATTAAGACATGAACTTACGGAACTATTGATGACGTCTTTATCTACTATTTTTGAATCTTTAGCTGCGGATAATTCTCGCCTAGTTAAAGAAGCAATTTTAACTGCTAATAAAAATAATAAAGATTTACAACGAGCAATCAAACTTGCTTTAGATCCACTTATCAGTTTTTACATTCGTAAAATTCCAGAATACAAAGCAACGGGCAACGCAAAATTGTCAGATGCAATGAATACCCTTGAGAATGAATTTGTTACACGCAACTTCACTGGGAATGCCGCAATTAAACTTTTAACTAATGTATTGGAATCTTTAAGTGAAACAGACGCCGGTGTTATTGAAAAAATTATCAAGAAAGATCTTCGATGCGGAGTATCGGAAGCAACCGCAAATAAAATCTGGCCGAAGCTTGTATCCACCTATCCGGTTATGCTGGCTTCTGGATTCGACCAAAAGCTCGTTGATAAAATTAAATTTCCCGCCTATTGTCAATTAAAACTAGATGGTATGCGATTCAATGCAATCGTACGAAAAGGTGTAGTAGAATATAGGAGCCGAAATGGTAAAGAACTTAATATTCCAAGTAAATTATTTAGCGATTCACTTATCAACCTTGCTAGTTATTATGACACCGATGTTATCTTTGATGGTGAGTTATTGGTTGCAGACTTTGCGGGTAAGCCATTAGATCGAAAAACTGGAAACGGTATTTTGAGTAAAGGAGTTAAAGGCACTATGTCGGTACAAGAAGCTGAACAGGTGCGAGTAACTCTTTGGGATGCTATTCCATACACTGGATTTAAAGCTGGGGTATACAAAATTCCTTATATGACTCGGTATACTGAATTACTGAATAATATTTCAGAGTTTAAAAAATCTTCATCAGTTGGACATCTTATTGATATTGTTTGGACTCGAGAAGTCTATAATCAACTCGAGGCCCAGAAATTCTTTGAAAAATTTCTTGCCGATGGTCAAGAGGGAACAATCCTAAAATCTAAGATAAATATTTGGGAAGATAAAAGATCTAAAGATCAAATTAAATTTAAGGGCGAACTAGAGTGTGATCTAAAAGTTATCGAGTGGGAAGAAGGGACTGGCAAAAATAAAGGTCGACTTGGTGCATTAGTATGCGCATCTTCAGATGGATGGATACAGGTGAATGTTGGATCTGGATATACTGATTTAGAGCGAGATTCGTATGGGCGAGATATAATTGGAAAAATTGTGACGGTAAAGTATAATGCAAGAATTAAAGATCGCGGCCAAGGGGTTGAGAGATTGTTTTTGCCAATATTTATTGAGTTGCGATTAGATAAAGATGTTGCAGATACAAGCAAAAAAATAAAATGAAATCTTTTCTAATTACTTTAGAAAAAGATGGAGATGATTTGATTATGCCACTCCCCGACGATCTTTTAAAAGAAGTTGATTGGATTATTGGCGATACTATAGCTTGGTCCGATAATTTAGACGGGTCGTTTACTTTAAATAAAAAAGAAATTATAGAATCTTCCCCCGAAGAAGAAGAAGCTTGGAAAGAGCTTGAAAGTAAAATAAATTCAAGGAATAGAGAATAGAGCCTCTATGAATGCAAACATATACGTATTTCCCGTAAAATCTAAAACTATAGTTTATAAGATTCCTTTATATACGGACGAGGAAATATTTCTTACTGTTTTAGCAATGAATGTGTTTGGTAATACCCCGCATAAAATAACCTCGTCAAATTTAGAAGAGTGTGATCTAGAACTTGTTATTGCGGCAATCGCTCAAGCTGCCACTTACGATATATTTACAAACTATACAAAACAAGTATATCTCAATATTATTAGATCTGTAGAAGAAATTGAAAAATGAATATATTTTATCTTCATAACGACACAAAACTCTGCGCCGAATTTCATAATAACAAACACGTTGTTAAGATGATTCTTGAATATGCTCAACTAATGTCAACCGCCCATCGAGTACTCGATGGGCTGCCGGATAATATTCTTTCTGAAAAAGGTCGTCGCAAAACAATATATCGCCTAAAGGACAGCCGAGAAGATGTATTATATCGTGCTACTCATATCAATCATCCTTCTGCTATTTGGGTAAGAGCATCCCATCATAACTATGTTTGGCTATATAAATTGTGGGTACATTTAATGAAAGAATATACTTATAGATATGGTAAAATGCATGCATCTTCTAGATTGTTGGGGTCTTTATATATTTTGCCATATAATATACCCGAAAATGTAGAATTTACAGAACCAACACCGGCAATGCCGGAGGAATTTAAAGTATCCCATAATTCCGTTTTATCATATATAAATTATTACGTAGGTGCAAAACAACACATTGCATCGTGGAAAAATCGAAAAACCCCAGAATGGTACATATATGCCTAGTTATACTTTAAAATGCTTAGATTGTGAAAATATTTTTGATGTGCTTTGTCGTTATGCGGTGCGACCAGAGCAACAATGTACTAGTTGCAAATCAATAAATCACGAATCTTTTATCACAAGTGCTCCGGCACTAGGTGACCCTGTACGTCTAGGGGTAACTAAAGCAGATAATGGATTTAAAGAAGTCTTGTCTAAGATACATTCTAATAATCACAAGAGTAACTTGGCAGACAAACTAAGTAGACGATAAATGAAGTCAATAATTTTAACTTATAGGGGGTCAATAGCATAGTCTATCGTCCTCCTTTTTCTTTAAGAGGGCATACATGGCAAAGTCTAAAACTAATACTCAATTGCATACAATTCAGCCGCAACTAACCTTAACAAATAACAGGTTAAAATTGCGATTAGATAATATGCGTGTTATTGAGTCATTAACAGACAACCAGAAATTGTTTTTTGATGCTTATAAAAATTCGAGTATTATGTTACTCCATGGAGTAGCTGGTACAGGTAAAACATTTATTGCAGTCTATCATGCATTGGCGGAGGTACTTAATAGAAATAATCCATATAAAAAAGTAATTATAATTAGATCCGCAGTTCCTAGTAGAGAAATTGGGCATCTTCCTGGCGACGAAAAAGAAAAAACAGAAGTTTATACTGAACCATATGTTGAAATTTGTGACGATCTTTTTGGCAGGCATGATGCGTATCAACGTCTAGAGGAACAATCTGCGATAAAATTTCTAATTACCTCATTTGTCCGTGGTATAACTTTAGAAGATTCTATAGTTATTGTGGATGAGTGTCAAAATATGACAGATATGGAGTTAAATTCTGTTATTACTAGAATAGGAAATAGATCTAAAATTATTTTTTGTGGAGATTTTCGACAAACTGATTTATATCGAAAAACAGATATGTCTGGACTCAAAAAGTTCATGGCAATTGCAGATTTGATGCCCTCATTTAAAACATTCGAATTTGGCGTTAACGATATTGTTAGATCCGCGATAGTAAAAGAATATATTATAGCTAGATTAGATTATGAAAGTCGTTATTGTAATTAATAAATAGTAGGAGAAAAATCATTACATACTTGCAAAAGGCAATTCATCATTATGAAAACCCCAGAAATGTTGGTAGTTTTACTAATAGTGATAATTCCGTTGATACTAGCTTGGTCAGCGCATCTGCTTGCGGGTATGTGATGAAATTACAGATTAAGGAAAAAATATGATTGAACCCACACACTTAGTAGTTAAGCCCGGACACCGTATTGAGTTGGAGTCATTTAATCTGACTCTGAGCACAAATGCGGTATCCTCCAATATTACACTAAACAAATACATTAAGTTTGTAGAAATAACTGGCACATATGGTTGGTGGCCATCGTTCTCCGGTATTGGTAATCTTATCAATATAGCCTGGCAGGCATTAGTATCGGTGGGAGGAAGGATGGATGTGGTAGCAGCTTTTACTGATAAAATTGTAATCTCGGTAAATAATCCTACATTTGGTTACCCCTATACAGTATTTGTTGACGCAGATAAGGGCGGGGCGGAGAGATACAATTACTATGTAGGAGAGTCACATAACTACGTTGATTCAAAAGGTAGAACTTTCTGTTGTTATAGAAATTATGATTCAAATAAGGGTAAAGAGTTTACAATTGAAGTTTGCTCGTAGTAATTTATGTCTTACTCTACTAAGGTTATAGATCATTATGAGAACCCACGCAATGTGGGTAAATTTGTTATAGATGAGACCGTGGGTACTGGTATGGTGGGAGCCCCGGCCTGCGGAGATGTAATGAAGCTTCAAATTAAAGTAGACACTAATGGTATTATTAGTGATGCATGCTTTAAGACTTATGGTTGCGGATCAGCTATTGCCTCTTCTAGTCTAGTAACAGAATGGATTAAGGGTAGAACGCTGGATGAAGCTTCAACAATTAAAAATTCACAAATAGCGGAAGAACTATCGCTCCCCCCTGTAAAGATACATTGTAGTATATTGGCCGAAGATGCTGTCAAGGCAGCCATAGCCGACTACAAAAGAAAAAACTGGTTAAAGAGGCATGACCTCGATAGTTGAGAAGAAGATAATTTTAATAACCGATCTTATTGATAGTAAGAAGCGGAAGGAAAATGAATTGATATTTTATAATGATGAGTTAAATAAACTTCATGATAAAATGAATTACCTGAGACAAGAGATAAAGCTGACAAATGATATTATTCATATGATAGAGCAGGAACGTATTAAAGATTTAAGACTCTAACATCAGGAGGTAATATGGAAGAAGAATGCGCAAAATGTGGTCATAAACACACCGAAAAGAAATAAATGGTAACACTCACTCCTAATGCTCAGGCCCAGATCCGGGAGATTCTTTTAGAGGAACCTGGCTCCTATGTTCGCGCTTTTATATCGGGGGGAGGATGCTCGGGATTTAACTATGGATTTACCATAGAAGAAAAAATAAACGAGGATGATTTTCAGATAGATAATCTTATAGTAGATGCCATTAGTATGCAATACTTCGAGGGTGCGGTTATAGATTATACAACAGATAGGTTACAGGGTTCGCAATTCGTAATAAAGAATCCTAATGCGAAATCAACGTGCGGGTGTGGAAGTAGTTTTTCTGTATAACGAAAAGGACCAATATGGCTGACAGTTTTGATTTTGATTTTACGGAGGAGCATCTAAAAGAATTGCTGCCAAAAGTAAAAAATGTTTCAGAGTGGTACACCGCAATGTGCGAATCTTTGCCGCAATATGATATATTTGATGTTGGTAGAGTCTCTGCATTTATTGCCCAATGCGCGCATGAATCAGGGGGATTTACTATATTGCAAGAAAATTTAAATTATAGTGCAAAAGGATTGTCTACTACATTTAAAAAATATTTTCCAAATGAATCTGCCGCTAAATCATACGAACGTAAACCTGAACTAATTGCTAATAAAGTGTATTCTAATAGAATGGGGAATGGAGACGAGGCAAGCGGAGATGGATGGAAATTTCGTGGACGCGGGTTAATACAATTGACCGGAAAATCTAATTACACAAAATGTTCTGAAGCATTTTTTGAAGATCAGACTTTATTAGATGATCCGGATATATTACTACAGCCATATTATGCGTTAAATTCGGCGTGTTGGTTTTGGAATGCAAATAAATTAAACGAACTTGCAGATGCGCAGGATATAAAAATGATGACCAAACGAATTAACGGCGGGTTCATAGGGCTTGAAGATAGAATTTCCCATTATAATCACGCTATAGAAATTTTGCAAGGATAAAAATGTTATTTAATCATGTAAAGGTGAAAGAGTTTGCAAAGTTAGAACAGATTACACGAGAAGATGGCGTAAGATTTTATAAAACACCTACAGGTAAAAAATATCCATCTGTGACAACTGTTCTGGGTGCTCAAAGTAAAAAGGGTATCATGGAATGGCGCAAAAGAATTGGCGAAGAACAGGCCAATAAAATTTCTAGGGCGGCGGCATCTAGAGGAACAAAATTGCATTTACATTGTGAAAATTATTTGAACAATAATAATGTGATTGATACTATGTCGATGTTCGAAAAAGAACTATTTTCGAGTATTTTGCCAGAATTACACAAAATTGACAATATTCATGCGCAAGAACAAAAATTATATTCGGATCACCTTCGTATGGCTGGGACTGTTGACTGTATTGCGGAATATGATGGCAAATTATCGGTTGTAGACTTTAAAACATCTGGCAAACTTAAAGAAAAGCGCTGGATACATAGTTATTTTATGCAATGTGCGGCATATGCAATAATGTATGAAGAAAGAACTAATATACCTATTGGTAGATTGGTGGTACTTATTGCAGTTGAAGGGGAAAATCCGCAAGTTTTCGTGGAAAATCGCGATAATTGGGTACAAGAGTTGTTAAAATGCCGAGATTCATATGAAATGGACAACAATCTGTTGACTTCTGTTTAAAATTCTGTTATAATATATAAAGTATTGTTGTAATCCCTTCAAAACGAAGGTGCGTTGGACGCGGGTGCGAATCCCGCCAGGTCCACCATAAGTATACTAGTCTGCGCCGTGCGATAATGAAGATGACTAAGGTATCACGGACAT